GATGTTTTGTAGACGCTTGAAGAAGGATCCTGCCAACTGTGCCTTTTGCTTCCCTTTGATTGTGAAGTCGATGACGGCACAACGGGAGTGAAGAGGTTCGATGATTTTGTTCTTGTAGTTGCAGGTGAAGATGAATCGGCAGTTGCTATAAAATGCCTCAATATTCGCCCGTAGTAGGAGTTGTACGTCGTTGCCTGTGTTATCTGCCTCATCGATAATGATGACTTTGTGTTTAGAAGATCCCGTAAGTGAGACGGTCGAAGCAAAGTTCTTTGCTTGGTTCCGTACAGTATCCAGGAAACGTCCTTCGTCGGATCCATTGATGACATAATAATCTGCTCCTAGTTCGTTACATAATGCTTTTGCAATTGTGGTTTTACCAATACCAGGAGGGCCTGCAAGAAGGAGATTCGGAATCTCACCCTTCTCCACAAACTCCTTAAAGGTTTTTTTAGTATCATCAGGAAGAATACAGTCCTCAATTACTTTGGGACGGTATTTTTCGCAGAATAAAAATTCACTAGTCATAATTAAATCCAATCAGGTTTTCGTTGCGGCATACGAAGATAATTAGATGCAACCCAAGGTTTGGATGCGATATAACGCTTGTAAGCCGTAAAAGTATCAATGCTTGTGTCAAATTTAAACTCATCTGGCATCGCACGAGCAAATGGAGTCACTTCAGTAATCTTACCTTTGGGAAACAAGTAGTATGCGTCAACAAGGGTCTTATAACAGGAGTGAGTTTTATTATACCGCAGGGAGTATTCATCAGACAAGTTCAGTCCCCACTTGATTAACCAGTAGGCATTATGGATATTCTCCAGTGCCCACTTGGTACAGGGATGATTACGGAATGCTCCTTTCTCGGTCTTGTAGGGTGTTCCATCTGCCTTAGGGAGAGTGCCATACCCGTGCCCCCACTTGTCTGAGGCAACGATAGAGAGCATCTGACAGCACTCTAGGGGCATTTTAACGATGTGCTTGTCGGGTAGACAAATGGCACTCTCAGCTGGCCAAGGAGAAGTCACAAATATATTGATGGTAGGTTCCTCAACTCTTCAGAATCATATCACCCAAACTGACTATCTGGTTCTAAAGCAATCCAGTAATTTAGGTCGTGGTTCTTACTCGTGAATCGTGACAGAAGTTTTTGTGACACGACAACCTCATAAGTACCAGGAAGAATTTTGATATTCTCTACTTTGAAGTTGAATACAAACTCAGAATTTGTTTCACCAACAACGATAGAAAAATCATTAGAGGTGTCGTTCTTCTTATCACGAACAACAAGTTTAACAACACCTGCTTCACCAACAGCAGAGATGTCGGGAAGTTGATAAACTGCTGCTGCCTTGAGAAGTTTATCCAGTTGTTCTGTGCTCAATTCAAAGCAAACATCTTCACTCGGAAGAACAATATCCTTCTCAGGAGGAGTGATGATTACATTAGGATCAGCAAAGAAGTACTTAGAACGCATCTTACCTTCACGGATAACCACATATCCGTCATTATCAAAATCCAGTTCAGGACTTTGATGAAGACCAAGACCATTCAGAAACTGGTTCAAATCATAAATACCAAAATCTTTAGGAAGATCTTCAGTAATAGTTGCCTCAGCAAGAATATTCTTCATCACACTAATAGTGCGAAGTTTGTTTCCTTCACGGAAAAGAATGGATTGGTTAATCGAAGAAAAGTTCTTAAGTACCGAAAGAGTTTTATCAGAGAGTTTCATAATCAATAAGGAAAGTCAGAAGTAGTGTTTTCGTGAAGACCAGCAAAGTGGTACAGAAGAATACAATAATGGATTGCTTTCAAAATGTCCATCTTTGATTTACCATTCTTCTTACCAAAGCGAGAGAGATACTTGATAGCATTTGATCGCGTGAAAGGTTCAGCATCACCAATACTCTCAATCAAATCAAGAGTTTGAGTTTTAGATTGCTCAGACGTATAGTGAGAATGGTAGGTACTGGAAAGATATTGCTCAACCTCCTTCAGAGTTTTGTCTTCATTATATTTCCAGAATCCGTTTTTATTCGTATATTCGGGCATATTCAAATTAAAAGTAATAGTGTCGGAGGAACTTGCTCCATTGATATAAGAATGGTTGCCGAAGTAACCTAGAATATCATTAGCACCATAGCAAGAGATAGTATCCGAATGATTTCCAGAACTAATTACAGTATCTCCAGTAAAGTCAATAGAAAATCCAGAGGACTTAAAACTATCCTCATAACGGTCTTCAAAGTTTTCAGACATTGTGTTTCATAGTAAAAGGACAAAAAGGGGAGGCACATTAACCTCCTTATATTCTATCAGAAAGGAGTAGGTTGGTCAATATTGGGGTTGTAATCAACCTGCTCAGTAGGCATCTGAAAATCAGCATCAACCTTGTCATACAGTTCCAGGAAGGCTTGTTTGGTTTCGTCATCAAAACGATTCACACAAACTTGGATTGCTTTTGCTTTATCTTGGAAGATGCTGTAAGCACGGATAATGTGAACCAGACGACGGGTGCTGATGATTTCCTCAATACCACCATCATAGAAGGTCTTGCGGATAATGTCGCCCCAATCCACCAGGCGCTTGCAGAAGTTGCGGGATTCCACGCCAAGGTCCAGAGCAACCCCTTCCAGGATTTTCTGCTCGGTTGCAGGGGCAGGATAGGACTGCTCGAAGGTCACAGGGAAGCGTTCCAGGAATGCCTCGTTCAGCACATTGGTGCCGATGAAACGACCATCATCAGAACCCTTACCTTTGGTGTTCGCAGTCGCAATCACATTGAACCCAGCAGCAGGTTTCACCCAGCGACCAATCTTCTTCAGGAAGACGCCCTTACCTTCTAGAATGGACTGAAGGCAGAGGATTTTGTTGGATGCGAGGTCAATCTCATCAAGGAGAAGGATTGCCCCTCGCTCCAGTGCTTCAATGACGGGACCGTTATGCCATGCAGTGTTCCCATCAACAAGCCTAAAACCACCGATAAGGTCATCTTCATCAGTTTCAATAGTAATATTTACACGAATCAATTCACGCTTAAGTTGAGCACACGCTTGCTCAACACTGAACGTTTTACCATTACCCGAAAGACCCGTAATGAACGTAGGATAGAAAAGACGGGACTGAATAATCTTTTTAACATCAGCAAAGTTACCAAACTTGACGAAGGTATCATCTTTTTCGGGAATAAGATTTTGCTCTACGGGAGGAACCACAGCAGGTGCTTGGAAAGTGCGTTCGATTTCTTCTACTTTTTGTTGCGTCACTTCAAGGTTCCATTTGCCACGGCCAATTTTGAATTCATCAAGTTTTTTAGTTACGGTTTGATAGTTAGCATCGTTCAGATTACACCAGGCACGGATATCAGCACCAGTCACACTATTGCCATAGAGGTTCTGGAGAGAAGTGCGGATGTAGTCAGAGGAGAGTGCCATTCGTTTGCTTTGTTTCAACTCTGTTATTATAGACGAAAAAGGGTCCCGTTTGGGACCCCAGTGGTCAGTTCGCCAACTGGTTCTTGAGTTCCTTTAGGTACTCCTCACTGGCAATATGTCCAGTATAACCAGGATAATATTTGTTAACTAAAGCGGGAACACCCATAGCAGTTGTGCTGCTATTACACTTAATCCATACTTCTTTAGTGTCTACTTTGACAACATGCTCAAGTGGAAATTTAGTTTTCATTTACAGATGCTTTGCCGCTATACTTTTTCTCTTTGTTCTTTTTAGCATCACTTCTAATCTTATTAATAATTAGAGCTTGCTTAAGTTTCATTCTCTTACTGAGTGCAGGAGGATTGCCAATAGCATTTGCCATCGTCATTCCAATACCTTCATCAATCTCACCCTCTTCCTTAAGTTTCTTTACCTTTGCAGCAAGTCTTTTTCTAGTTACTGAAGGGTCTTCGCCATAAGGGTCTCTTTTTGGTTTTGATTGAGACTTAGTAGCAGTTTTTTTAGTAGTAGGAGTAATCATTAGGATTTCATCAATGGTCTCCTCACCAAGTTCTCCAAGTGCTTTTGCCTTGCGAACTTTCTTTGGGTTTAACTTACCACCAGGATAATTTCTTTCATCATTACCCTCAAAGTCAGGGTCTACATTAGCACGATGTCTTGCTGCTCTCTCTGGAGATGCTTTATCTGCGTGAATACCTGCTCTGCGTCCAGGAGCAATCTTATCTGCTGCTCTCTTTTCCTTTTGCTTCTGACGACTTCTTTGCTGTTTGAAGTCCCTCATAGTCATACCTTCATCAAGTTCAGTATCCTCATCGATACCTTTTTTCTTGCGAAGTGCAGCAGTCTTCTGCTTAATGCGCTCTAGAGCTGCTTTACGCTCATCTTGAGGAATTGCAGTTACAGCACCAAGTTTTTCTGCAGGTTTACCGGGTACAGCTGACTCCGGAAGTCCAAGTCTCTTACCAGCAGCATCCATTCTCTCTGCAGCACTCTTTTTCTTTGGTTTTAGATGTGCTGTAGGATGAGTTGGTGGAGTTTTATCCTGAGTTTGGAACTTTCCTCCAAGTCCTCTAGGTTTCATTCCTTTGTAGTCATCATAATCCCTACCACGAACTGGGCGGCGACCATATGCTTCAGCGGTAAAGTGTTGGAATGTCTTCATGCTACCAAAGAAATAAATTCTCCTAATACTTTTTTATTTAGTTTCTTGGTCTTCAGAGACTTGACGAAAGCTGATTTGATTTGAGACTTGGTGGCATCATCAGCAACTTCAAACTCACTATCCTGAGAAAGTGCAGTGGCAGACATACCAAAGTAAGCATCATAACCAGAGTTAGTGATAGTGAAGCTCTTCACTTTCTTCCAGTCGCTTTGGATTTTATCATATACCTTACCATCGTTATGCGAATGATAGAGTTGAATAAAGCGACTTGCATTACGAGGTTCCAGAACACGAATACCAATAAAGTTGGTG